TTAAAGTATTTGATCAAGTTATTCCAGATCAAATCCCGAACTTTCAACCACCTGTTCCGGGTTTTCAACCTGGCGATCCGTTATCTAGTCCTTCTTATAAACAGCCTCAAGGAGCGAGTAGTGGATTTGTACCTGGAGATCGTTTACAAGCCCCGACATGGAAAGACGTAGCATAGGAGAGATATATGGCTAGTACGTTTACAACAAACTTTGCGATTGAAAAACCGGGAACTGGTGAACAATCTGGTACATGGGGTACTACCACAAATCATAACTTTGATATATTTGATCGGTTGGCTGGATACAAAAGCGTTACCGTATCAGGTACAACACATACTTTGACGGTGCGACCAAGCTCTCCATCTTCTGGATCGAGCAACGCACAAGATGGCATGTATCGCGTAATTGAGTTCAAAGACTCAGGATCTGATCTGGGTGCAGACGTGACTGTAACAATATCGCCAAACACAACTCAAGCGTTTTTTATATTTAAAAATTCACTAACTTCGGATAGAAACATAGTTGTTACACAGGGTAGCGGAACCAACGTTACAGTGCCGGGAACAGGAAAAGTTAGTATTGTGTACGGTGATGGTGGCGGATCAGGGGCAAATATGATAAGCTTGAGTGACACTTTGGCAATGTCAAACCCTGAGATTACAGGTGGTGTAGCAACAGGGTTGACAGACTTGAGCATGGCAGATGCTACTGCACAGGGCAAAGCTCATACTGGTTTAAATGTAGACGCGGCGGGTAC